TATCTGGATAGTCTCTATCTTTCTAGTACCTTTTAGTAACTCGTTATTACTATCAAACTCTAAATAACCATATGGCTCTTTATATGCGTCTTGGTGATACTTGTTAACATAGTCTTCATCTCTTTGGAATCTAAATTCTATCTCATCTGACTGTGTGTTAAAGAGTGGCTCAAGTACTACATCTTTGTTCTTCACCAATTTGTGTGACCAGTCGTGTAGGTCGCCACTATTGATGTAGGTTTGCCATGGCTCGATAATAAAGTTTTTAGTGTCATTACGATCTGGCGCCATGACTAATCTGAACATCTTTAGGACGTCTTTGATAAAGTCAATTTGTTTGTACTCACAATCTAGATCTGATGAAGGTAGGAGTGTTCCTGGTGCTTGTAGCACTTGCCATTTAATGTCTCTAACCTCATCGCGATCAGTACCAGTATATGGTGTTACTCTGAGTTTTAGAATATCTCCAGAGTTAACACCAACACCATCAGTCTCAGTATCAAATGTAAAACCTACCACATTGTCATAACCCCATCCACTTGATTTGAGGACTTGATTAGTAGTTACATTGTAGAGTTCTAGTCTAGCTGTTACTGGATCTGTACAATAACCAGGACAACTAACTTCTCTTTCACCAAAAACATAGGCTTCTGCAACTATTCTATATTTTGCATTGGCATCACCAGCGACTGCATCGGCTGGACATGTGTATTTACTACCAGTAGTTCCAACGTTACCTATAGTGTAGTTACCACCTGGATCATAGACATTGTCTGGTAAATGCAAGTAGTCATAAAAGTATTGACTATCTGCGCCATTGTACTCTGCGTTGAGTAGGTTCTCACCACTACCACTTGCAGTGTAGCCAACGTTGGCTTGATTCCCAAAAGCACTCACATACATCTGGTGAAACTTTGGTGAAGTAATAAAGTCAGACGTATAGGTGTAACCAGCATCTTCAAAGATTTGATCCCAGATTCTCTTGGCTCTGATCATTGGTTTAAGTCTACTAACTGCTAACCAAGGTGCGCTGTTTGTTGTGAATGATTCACTAGTATTATCTAACTGCATTGAAGCACCTGAGATAGAACCATCTTCATTGTAGTTGTTACCATGATCAATCAATGGGAATAGCAAGTTACCTTGTGATAAACCCGCATTTGGATTACCATCGCCATCTACTTGTACTAGTTGTGGATAGGCTTGCCACGAAGTTACTACATCACTAACTGTTGGGTTACGAGGATTACCACTACCATCGGTAACTTGTAGGTCAGGCATTATTAACTGACACAAAGGTTTGTCACCAATTACTGTTGAGAAGTCTCTAGTCTCACCAAGGAAAAGCAACTCATAGTCTGTCTTGTCCAAGTCATCATTGATGTAGATCTTCTGTAGTCTGATGTGGCCTTGTCTAAACTCAGCTCCATCTACTAGGATTTCAGCTGGCTTCTTGACAGTAACATCATAGTCAACACCATCTACTTCGAACACAGTCTTGAAGAACTCATTGTTGTGTCGAGTAGCAGGTATCTTGAAGGTACGTGAGAACACTGAAGTGGCATCTGCATTCGTGATGTCCTCGATGCTCAAATTCAGTTTGATAGGTTCTGTATCGTACAGATCCAAGAAGATCTGCTGAGAGCGTACCTTGTTAGTATTGGGATAAACCTTGAGTTGAATCATATTAACCTCGTTGTGCTTTAATATTGTGTGCTATTTTGAATGTAACAGTGTATTGGAATAGTCTATCCTTTCTGTTAGTCTTCTCATCATACGTAGCACTCAAAATATTGATTGGTCTCCATATGTGGTTGTTACCATAACCTTCCATTCTAACTTTAACTTCAGGTGATTGGAACATAGACTGTAACAGTTTAGCCTCATCATCATTCATAAATGCACTCGTTACTGTGTATGTATCTTCTATCTTGGAGCTGTATGTGGTGTAACCTCGCTCGCGTTCATCAACTGACCATGATTGGCTGTTGTAGTCTGCAGCTTCTTTGAGGTAGTTGTTACGTGATGTGTTAGTTCTGTGATCCACTCTCTTGGTAAAGGTAAAGTAGTCTTTGAAACCTAATGAGTTGTACCATGAGAATTGCATGTGGTCGAAGTCATTACACTTGGCATCTACAATGTTGAATCTTTGTACTTGCATTAGTTCTTGACAATCTAGACCTACTTGTGTTTGAGGATCACACTCTGCTGCACACGCTACTGGTGTCCATGCTACTGGCACTACATAGTAATGAGTTGTCCCCGCCGGGATGGTTGTGCTACCTGGTAGGTTGTATGGTCCTGTTGCTAATGTGATAGCTTTAAGTGTATTAGGAATACTAAAGCCATCGCCAATGTTTGAGTTAGGTCCACCGCTATATGAAACAGAATTGACAATTGTAGTTGGTACACCACCATTGAGCACTGTGTCACCATTAACCCAGAAGAACCTCCAAGCCTCAATGCCTCTGACCTTGGTATTAGTACCTCCTTGTCTTTCTAGTTCTTGGAACCATGAGACTGTGGTTTGATCATCTGAGTAGACATTACGTGTAGCAATGTTTGTGGTGATTGTAATGTAGTTTTGGATATTGTCACCTGTCTCCGCCGGGCCAGTATACCAAACCACATCTGTGAGTGCTTTACCAACTCTGGTTACTTGTGTACACCCATTAACAGAGTCATCTGTTGCTACCCTTGATTGGTACTCTGAAGACTGGAATGGAACTTCGAAGTACTGCTTGCTACCACCGTAGACTGTATAGTAACCATAGCCTGTAGGCATCATAGTTACTTGACCTCCTGCTTCATAACCAATTGAGAGTGTGTAGTGATACCCTTCAGTTGCTGAGTTACGAATTGAGTTAGGTGCACCTGGTCCAACACCTAAATCATCGATGTTATAGTCAGGTGGTGCCACGTGTGACTGGAGTATGTTTTGCAAATCAAAGATGGCTTTACCATACTGATTAGGTGTTTGTCTGATGTCGGCTACGGGTGTGCTTCCACCATCAAAGACTCTGAGTACATATTTGTCTTCAGCTGTTGTAATACCTGTTAGTGTAATTGGATTAGGACCATAGGCCATATCGAATACACTATTTGGTGCTTGTTCTAATACTATTGTTGCGGGCATAATTATTGAAATGCTTGATTTATTCTTTGTTGTAATCTCTCAGTAGCTTCTTGTGCTATTGAGTCTATATTGAACCAGTTTACATTTTTAGAGAAACCTGTGTAATAGGCACCCCATCCTCTGTACTTTGGTTGTTTAACACCAAACTGGTATCTACCACCTGTGCCACTACCTTGTGGGAATGCAGCATCTGGTGGTCTTTGACCATAACGAGGATTAGTAGCTCTTGAACCTTCATCTACTCCGACTACACCATAGTTTTGAAAGACACCATAGGCTAACATAGAGATACCAAACTGTTGAGGTTCTACTGTTAGTCTAATACTAGATTTGAGTCGACCATTACCTGGTGCAGCAGCACGCAAAGCGATGGTCATCTCGTTACCAATCTCTGTGAGTATCGGTGTCAAGTCTAACAGATCCTTTTGGAAATCATCTATTCTATTTTCAAACTCGTCTAGTGTCATGGGTTATATGGTGCTATACAGTCATTAATTGTTATTGGTACCACGATAGAGATGCCAGCTGTCATACCTGCGAGGTCATCTTGGAATCTCTCTACGAATGGTGTGTAGGTTACAGTTAACTGAATATCTGGTTTAGTTGATGTGTTCCATAGGTTGGCTATCATGTCGTCAATGTATTGTTGACAGTCTGATTGTATCTGTAGGAAGTTGTCATATTTAGTGCCTTCTTCTTCACGCGCCATGTCCATCATAATTAGATTGAACTGGTATGTCACTGTACTCTGACTTCTTTGATGTGTTGTAGGATTCAAGAAGGCATATGGATAGTTTACCTCTTCGTCACCTTGATTAGACTCGTTTCTAGTCTTGATGTCTGAGAGTGCACCATAACCAAAGTCATTGATCATCAGGTGGTCTAGCGCTGCTGCCTTGAATAGGTCTACTATTTCTTTGTAGGTGTACATATTATCTCTTTTGTAATTTTGCGTTTTGTTGTATGACTCTCATGTTCTCTTCTAGTAGTCTCTCTTTTCTGAGTGCCATAAAGTTAAGTGTTTTAATTAATGGTTGATCTGTGACTGCATCTAACTTTAGAATGTCATCACCTGCGAGGTCTACTATAATCTTGTACCAGTTTCTTGCTACTGCATCTTTGGCGATTGGTTTGTCTGGACCTTCTTCATCTTCTGACTCATCATAGACACCAAACAGTTCTGCGTATTGTCTAAAGATATAGAGTCTGTAATTGGTCCACTGTTCAACCGCCCACAAGGCTTCATCTGCCCATTCAGTCTCACACAAGATTTTAGCCATGTCATCGAGGTGGTCTACAACACCCATTGCGATGTAACTGTCGAGATCTACAAACTCACCAAAGGTTAACTGATCTAGTGGTTTAATCTTGACTGACTGTCTCTGATTACACAATGACACTACAATGGCTGCACCTAACTCTAGAGTTTCTAGGCTACCTTGTGCTAGAACCTTTCGAGGTGCACCAGTAACTAGGTGAATAATGTTAGCCCAATTACCAGCATTAGTAAAATCATATTTCATCACAGATTGCCACTCTTCGATGGTCAGTCTGTCACTCAATTTATATTCTTCACCATTGACTATTATCTCCATACTATTAAATATAATTTATGTGGATTATGAATTATCTGCGACCAATGTAGGCGTATTGACCCACGTGTCTATTTTGTTTGCGATTATAGTTAACTATCGCCAGCGAAAGCACACAGTCATCATGGAGACCTGTGGGGTGTCCATACCTCAGCGATCTCGTCTTTGGATTATACTCATACGTAAACACTTCAAGTTCACTCAGAAGCCACGGAAACAGCTCCTTGTTTGGTATCATTACATTAGTCTCATTCATATCTAGGATTAACCCTTCGATAATCTCATTCTTTGACTTGTTAGTAGTTACAAATGGGTGTGTGTCTTGCCATTGCTTCTTGATTTGCTCAAAGATAACATCACCAATCGAGTTAACCTCAACCATAACTGTGGCATTGTACTGTTTAACCTTTTGCATTATCTGATTGACCATTGTGGTCCACTCTTGGGCATTGGCTCTATAAATGTCAATCACATTACCATCTGAGTCCATAAATGTGGCGACTGTGAAGTCTTCTTGTTTACCTAGATCTATTCCACAGAATACTCTACCCCGGGGGCTAGGATAGTTTTTCATTAGGTTTTTATCTAGATTTGAGAAGACTTCACCACCACTGTCTATAAATTTGGCTAGATACTCTTGATCAAATACGTTTGGAGGTAGTGTACGCTTGGCATCTGCTATCTCTTCTCGTGAGATATAGGGCGTATCGTATGATGAACCAGTGTATGCTGCGTATTGTGGATAATCTGCAGACTGGGCTAACTGGAACAGCTCATAGAACCAATTCTTGCCTTTAGGTGTAGAGATGAACAAGACTTTCTTGCCTTTAACCATAAAGACTGGTCTAATAGCCTCTTTCCATGCATCCTCTTTCATAAATGAGGCTTCATCTAGTACACCATAGTCTACTGTCATACCTCTAATGTTATCATACTTCTCTGCTGATCTAAATATGATTTCACTACCATTCTTTAGTTTAATGTAGTTTTCTGAGTAGTTACAGTTTTTAACAATGCCTGATGCGCCGATTGCAGCCATCATCTCTTTTTGTACTTTATTAGCTTGACTGTAAACTGGACTGACCCATAAAACCTTGCAAGGGCCATCATTGATCATCCAATACAGAGAGAGGTTGATCGCCATCAGTGATTTACCGAACTGGCGACCAACACAAGCTACATGGTATTTAGCTGCGCTGCTAATAATTTTACTCACCATGTCTCTCTGTTTAGGATGAGGTGTGAACCCTTGATAGATCATATGTAATCTTCTATATCTGGAATGTCTCTACCATCTGCATCATTGGCATCTGGTCCAAACTCAAATTTAATGTTCTTGAATAGATCATCACCATCGTTACCTGTCAGTTCAGTTCTGGCTAACTTTGGTAGGATATATTCTGATAGACGTATCATTGTATCCATGGCTTTAGCTGGATCTTCTGCTGCGATCTGTGCTAACCAGACACTCATGTTTTCTAGATTGTCTTCTGTTAGTTTTTGGTAGGCTTCTCTAATGTGTTTAGTAGCTTTGTTTTTACTACCTCTTGGTCTACCATTACGGTTGATGTTTTCATCTCCGCCTCTGAATCCACTCATGTTATTATTGGTTTTTTTCTATTTGTTTGAGGTGCGCGAGCATTTCTTTAGCACCTTCTAGTGTTTTAGCTCTAACTATATAAACTGGTTCACCATTCTGTTTGAGAGTTAGGTTACCCTTTTCTGTTCTATAGATTGGAAATCTTGTCATAATTGATTTAAGTATTGTCCGTAGACTATTTTTTTAGTGTTATCTACACAACGTCCACAACCTGTTACTTTTTTAGTTTCACCAGTAATATGATTGTAGAGGTCGAATAGCGTTTGTAGTTTTTCTGGTGTCATCTTTAAAGAGACTCTAAACATAGTTTCATTCTCTTTAATCCATTGCATTTGTTCTTCAGTTAAGTTCATATCCTTGTTGTTAATTTGTAAATTAATTCTGATACTATTGATGCGCACGCAGCCATAGCTACGCCATTAAATCCATGTTGGTATACAAATGGACCTACTGATAACCAAAAGGTGAGACACTGGTTACATTTAAATGGCTTTGACGGTAGTTTCTCAAACTGTTCAAAGAAGTCAGCACCCATGTGTCCTAATGCTGCCATGCCTATAATGTTAAGAAGGATCATAATCTATGTTGTTATTTTTTAATACTTGTCTAATGTATTCTATTGCTTGTTGTACTCCTGGTGCAATCGTTGTACGTGGTACACCAGATCTTCTACTCAATTCTGAAAAGTTTGGTGTTTCAATCCATTGTTCAAGATAGGTTGCCATTTCCCATAACTTTTTATCTCTGTTACCACCTTCACCTTCAGTGTGTTTCATGTCTTCTATGATACCAAGTATAGCTTCAATCGCTATGTCTTTGCCATAATCGTATTCGTCTTCTTCAGGTATTGCATCGTCATAAATCGTGGCTACTGGCTCTACTTTACCTTTTTGATGATATTCTGTATAGTATTGAGATGTGTTAGACCAGAAGCTGCGATAGATCATACCAGAAATAAACTTCATGGCTTGATCTTGATCAATCAGTTCTTGTGCCCTTTCATGCTCAGTAAACTTGATAATACAGAAGTGTGCTACATCTTCCCAACCTGTATTAGATTTACAGATCTTCTTTGACATTAACATTATCTCTTCATAGTTATTCTTCAGAAATGTATCCAAACTCTTTTAAAATATCTTTTATGATGGCGCACTCTTCATAGCTTTCTTCAAGCTCAGCTTGCTCCAATCTCCAACGCAGTATGCCTAGAGCTTCCCACAGATCATCGTTAGTCTCAGCTAAATAGCGTTCTAACATTAAGTCTCTGTAATCCTCTCTCAGTTTCTCGTCTTCCGTAAAGTACATGCCTAGCACTTTGTGATGTGGCTTTCTTTTCTTCATTCATTTTCCAAAATAATTAAATAGAAGTCTATCTTCACGGAACATACCATGTTCGTGTTTTGGGAATACCTCATCTGTTATTAGATTTCGGTTAAATGCACCTAGTAGGTACACCCAAACTAGTACAGCTCTGGGTTCAGTTAAAGTAATTAGAGCTGTTGTATCTTCACCAGAACCAAATGGTCTTTTTAATTCTTTTAATTCTAGGTAGACTTTACCAATTGTTGTTGGTGTAATAGTTAACCATTGCTTGCACTCTGGCCATTCTTTAGTTATCCAATCTTTCATTAGTAGTTTTCTACCTAGAATAGTACTAACGTCAGCTTTGTACATACCCCAATTATAGTAACCATGTTGGACTGATACCCTATATATAAAGGCAAGTAGGCATAATACTCCTTGATCTTCTATGTCTTTAGCCCAAATGGGTACTTTAACTTTAACTGTTTGCATATTCTATTTATTCTCTAAAGTTAGAAGACTTTCCTTTAGTACTATGTGATAGGCTTTGATTTTATCTTCGAGATATGGGATACCAATGCGCATGTTAATATAACCTGGTCCTTCACCTACTGCTATATCTCTCCTACCAAGTTTAACATACCATTTACCTTTATCGTATGAACTATGGACAATATTGTTATAGAAAAGCTTGTCAAAGCTTTTTTTAATATCCAATGGTGATGCACCTTCTAATCCTATAGCTTCTAAACTTTCTTTATCGACTACAACTATATCTTTAGTTAATGCTTGAATACCTGCAATCCATTTAAGAGTTAATAGTTTAACTTTGGTTGCTTGATTAAATGGACATCCATACTCTTTATTGTAATCAATTTCTTTAGCGCTTGTAGATGGACTAAAAATATCTGCATTTAAATTTTCTAGGTATTCACGTAGATACTTGTCTATAGGTATAGTTTTGGTACCAAATGCTCTACTGTTATCATGTAGTTTACCAGGCATTGGTGCTTTAAAGTCAATGACATTATTTCTAATAACTTTTTCATTTAAGTATTTAGAATATGTCCAATCATCACTTGTAGCTTCTGTTAAACGTCCACCTTCTTGTAATATCGGGTCATTGCTACTTTTAGCAAATGCATACGGCTCAATGGCCATTCTAGTTAATAGTCCATCAATTAGACCTGTGGTAAAGTTGTAATAGTAATTCATATCGTTATAGTTTGTTTTTAATTATATTGTCAAAATCTAAATTGTTTAAAAAGGTATCCAAGTGTTCTGGTTCTTGGGATGAAGGAGAATCCTCCTCTAAAGAGGATTCACCTGAATCCCCTATTCTTTTATTATTGGTATCATTTTTTGATACAGCCTTTGATACAGGCCCTATATCATTTTTTGATACAGCCTGTAATTCTTTAATTATATCTCTAATATCATTATGCAACCAAATAGTACAAGCGACGTGATTAATTGCTTGATTAGGTGGATACCAAACTTTAATAATATTTTCTTTTTTTAATTTTTTAATTATATTGTGAACTGTGGTTTCTTTACAGTCTAAATAATCATCACCTATGGTTTTTTGTGACATTTGACATTTTTCATTTTGCCTTCTGAAAGAATCTATCAAAGATATAAATACCATTTCTCTCAAACTTAAATTGATTGATTTCTCTTGTTTGATCCATTCAATTAGTTGGTAGTTTATTGTTACGTACATAGGTTACCATTTATTTGGGTTTGGTTTATTACCATACCATTTCTCACCTTTTGCTCTTCTATGCTCGTGGAACCTTCTCATATTTTCTGATTGAGTTACCCACTCGAGATTGGTATAGTGATTATTTAATTTATCTCCATCTATATGGTCGACCACAGTAAATGTTTCTGGATCTGGATTGTGCACGAATGCAGTGGCCACCATACGATGTACGAATTTATCTTGTAATAGATTAGTCCCTACTCCATAGTAGCCAGTTTCTCTAATACCTCTGTATTTAGCAGCACCTGTAACGTAGAGTGGAACGATGATAACATTATCAGGATCATTTGTCCTTGTTCTATAGACTACACCTTCTCGGCTAATCCAATATTGCCAGTAATTATTGTTACCATCTTTTCTTTTAGAGCCTATCATAGTTTCGCCTACTAGCTCCCAATCATTGTTAAATTTTAAACTCATAGTATTGTTGTTTGTTTTTATATAGGTTATATATCCCTTTGTTTCATGGTTTTTTCCATGCATAAAAAAAGGGACTCCCCGAAGAGAGTCCCTAACCTAAATAAACAACAAACTATAAAAGTTCATTTACCAACATAATATATATCGTGGACCTGTTGGTTTGTTTCAATATATTAAGTGTTTTATTTTGCTTTTAAAGCTTCAAGTTCGTTATACATTGCAAGAAGCTGAGCTTCTTTCTCTGCCACCAACTCTTCTTTAGTTGGTTCTTCTACTTGGATGTTTTCATCAGAAACTAATTCCATAGTCCCATCTTCTAACTTTCTCCAAGTTTTTACGTTATGCGTTACTAATCCCATAATAATTTATTTTTAATTTTAGTTTCTAACTCCAAATAATGGAAAGTCTGTTGATTTAGTGAAATTAATTCCATTAATAGTAGATGGTAAACTTGTTTGCGATACATTGAAAGTATAACCTCTATACATTGTCGAAACAAACATTGAACCATGTGCTACTGGGCCTGCAAGGTTTGTAGAACTGACAGCCTGCATATTAAATGTAGAACCTGAACTATTATAGACACCAATAAAATAAACACCATCTTGAGTAGATCCAAGTGTATGGTTAACACCAGTAATTATTTTTTGACCAGTCGTACTAACATCTACTGTACCAAAGTTAACTTCTAATGCTCCACCTGTTAGGTTACCGTCAGTATCTAGAGTTGATTTATATAAAACTAAATCAACCGTACCAGAACCTGCGTTATCAACATAAATTGTAACATCACCAATAGTCATACCCTCTTGCATTTGCATAGCGACTATTTTTAATTGATTATCTCCAACTCCTGTTGTAGTAGTACCAAATGTATTTGGTACGTATGATAATCTCCATTGTTCATCATCACCACCACTTGTATTTAATCGTAAACCTCTAGTTGTATTTAATAGTCCTGGAGCACCACCGCCGCCACCTCCAACTGGAGTTGAATCGATTTGTAAATTACCAGAAGCATCGATGTTTAATCTACGCTCAGTAGAACCAGCATCAGTCATAATAATACCACCAGCAGTTGGAGTAGATGGAGTTTGTGTTTCCAATGCTTGTACTG